TCGACTTATTACGTTCAAACAAATGGTACTTTTGCTACCAGTGCTGGCACACCATCTGTACTTGCTGGCAAAGCAGTATCAGCAACAAGTCTGTTGTTGAATGGGTTAGCTCCTGCTCCTCCTGTAATTCCAGAAGAAATACCAAGTCAGACAGGCAACACAGGTAAGTTTCTAACGACTAATGGCAGTGCGGCTAGTTGGGGTACTGTTGCTCTTCCACCCACACTGTTATTTGATAAATCATTATTTTAAGGAAATTAAAACATGTCTAAAAAAATAGTAACCATAGCAGGTAATTCAGTATCTAGTGGTTCAACATACTACACATGCCCTAGTAATACTGTTGCAAAAGTTATTATGTCTGCTGGGCAAGTAGTAGTTTTAGGAGTGCGAAATGGTAATAACACTCTTATGTCTTTCTCTGCACAAGATGTTTTTAAGCGCAATCATAGCAACGCTTCAAAACCCTATCTTATAGCGGGTCAAACACTACGGGCAGAACAATCCAACAACAACAATTTCTCCTTAATCTTAGTAGAAGAAACAATAGGGGTTCAGTAATATGATTACTGCATATTTAAAATCTTCGGGATTATACGTTGCGGATTTATCTTCGAATACGGCAACAGTGGAGACTCAATTTGGTGAGCAGTTTAGTACAGATACACATTGGACTTATACTGAAAATTTAGATGAGCCTAATCGTTGGACTTATGACGGAACAACATTAACTGAACGCTCAGATTGGGCCGATGTTTCCGCACAGTTAGATGCAGATAACGCAGCAAATCTACTAGCTAAAGTTGCAGCAGAGGCTAGACAAGAACGCAATGATCTACTTGCTGCTACTGATTGGACTGCAAACTCTGATGTGACTATGGCAACGGAAATGACAGCGTACCGAACTTTATTGCGGAACCTTCCAGCACAGGCTGATTTCCCTACAACAATCAACTGGCCCACAAAGCCTTAAAGGATTACCAATGCAAACAATTACACACAACTCTGACAACGTATCAGTCTACACATTTGCAGATGATGCAACGCTGACTGCTTCGGCAGACAATATCACTACCCCTGATTTTATTATTGGTGATATGAACTCTGATAATTCAACAATCCATACAGGCGTTACAGCACCAGAAGGTTGGCAAGGTGGTAAACACACTTTTGATGGTACTTCTTGGGGTAATGTCGCTGGTTGGGTTGACCCCAAGGTAGCACAAATTGCAGCACTACAAGCTCAGATTGATGCGCTGAACGCATAGGATAAATTATGTCATTACTTTATGGGGGCGAAAGGTTCGATGGGTACAACAAACCTAAAGCATCGGCCAAAGGTAATAAATCCCATGTAGTTGTTATTAAAGATAACGGGAAAGACAGAATGATTCGCTTTGGGGAAAAAGGCGCATCTACCGCCGGTAAACCAAAGCCAGGTGAATCGAAAGAGATGACAGCAAAGCGCAAATCTTTCAAAGCTAGACACGCAAAAAACATTGCTAAAGGTAAAACCAGTGCGGCCTTTTGGTCTGCAAAAGTAAAATGGTAGGAGGTGATCGTGGGGTTGTACTCAAACATAAACGCTAAACAAAAAAGGATTAAAGCAGGATCGGGAGAGGCCATGAAGAAGGTGGGTGCGAAAGGCGCACCAACCGCTATGGACTTTAAAACGTCAGCCAAAACAGCTAAGAAAAGGAAGTAACAATGCCAAACGTCAAAGGAAAGAAGTTTCCCTATACCGAAACAGGTAAGAAAGCAGCAGCAGCATACGCAGCTAAACCTAGCGCAGTTAAGAAAAAGCCAGCTAAGAAAACAATGTCAAAGTATGGTTATTAAAGAGTGTGAATAGTGTGGTCGTCTCCACTTGAGCTATACCCTGCTCACGCTGCTCTTATCGCAGCACCACAAGGTCAAGTGCAAGTAGCAGAAGTTCAAGTGGAGTACCGACTTCAATCGTATACCCCAGTTCAGCCTCCAAAGGCTCCTTACCAATTAATTCAACATAATTATTCTCAGAGGTTGTGGATATGCTAGCAGAGCTTATGATAGCTAACGCTGCCTTCAAGGTAATTAAAACTACCCTTTCCAATGGAAAAGAGATTGCAGACGCAGGTGCAGCACTAGGTAAATACTTTGGTGCTGAGAAAGCAATTCAAAAACAAGTTTCTACTGGTACTGGAAATGTCCTAGAAGCTTTCCAAGCCAAAGAGGCTCTTGCAAGACAAGAAGCAGACCTTAAATTTATGCTCAATAAGCAGCGACTTCATGGGTGGGTAGACTTTTTAGCATTTAAAGCACAATACACAAGAGACTTGCGAGAAGCAGAACAGGCGAAAGTAAGAGAGAAGATCAAAAGACAAAAGGCACTAGACGAAAACCTGTCGGCAGCTATCAAGGCGTTCGGCATTGTAATAGTAATAATAGCAGCCGCTTTCGGCGTTGCATTTTATGTGAGATAAAACGATGAGCAACTTAACAGATGCAGAAAAAGACGAGATTGCTGAACTAGCGGCTGATAAAGCATACCAACGCTTTTATTCTGTTGTAGGTGAGAGTGTCGTTAAAAAAGCTGTATGGATATTAGGCGCAGGAGCTTTCGCAATCTGGGTGTATTTTAGTGGAGACATACCAAAATGAGTAAGATAATAGAGATGCTACGGAAGCATGAGTCTGTGGAGACTCACGCATACGAATGTTCTGCCAACAAAATAACTGTTGGAGTTGGTCGCAACATCGACAAGGATGGAGGGATAGGCTTGTCTAACGACGAGATAGACTACCTTTTAGCTAATGACATTAAACGCGTAAACGGCGAACTATTGCGCAGCTTTGATTGGTTTAACTCATTAGACCAAGTACGAAAAGATGCGATGATTGACTTGTGTTTTAACATTGGCCTTCCGCGAATGAAAGGGTTTAAGAAAGCTTTAGCGGCGATGGATGGCGTTGACTACGATACGGCAGCATTAGAGTTCCTAGATAGTCGATGGGCTAAACAAGTTGGATCAAGAGCCGTTACCATCACGAATATGATTCGGTCAGGAGAGTATTAATATGGGAATACTCAGTAATATATTTGGCAGTGGAGATGTAATCTCAAAAGGAATGGATCTGATCGACTCTTTCCACACGTCTGATACTGAGATGATCGAGGCTCGTACTGCTGCAAAAACACAGCTTATGCAAAGTTATGCCCCATTCAAGATCGCCCAGCGAATCCTCGCAACACTCTTCGCAGTAACTTATATATCAACGTATGTCCTAGTAATCATTATGACTTTTCAAGGACAAAATGTTGAAGCCGTTAAAGGTATTCTTCAAGAGTTTCAAATTGATTGGATTATGCTTTCAATAGTAATGTTTTATTTCGGTGGTGGTTTAGCTGAAAGTGTAATGAAGAAGAAGTAACTTAACCTAAATTAAAAACCCACTTTAAACATTTGGCCATAGGTCGTTATAACTGTGGGCAGTATATGAACTTCAGCAATTAATAGGAGCGCCGATATGGCCCTTGAACTAAATGATCCGATAAATCCGTCAACGCTTACAGGCCCAGCCACGCGCTCAATAGTGTCGGCAGACGAAACTGTATCTGGCCAAATGGACAAGATACTCGCTTCAAACTCACCCTTGTTGCAACGGGCTAAAACCAGAGCAGCACAAGCAGCAAACTCAAGGGGTTTGTTAAATAGCTCAATGGGTGTTCAAGCTGGGGAAGAAGCCGTTCTTACCACGGCAATGCCGATGGCCCAACAGGACGCGGCAACTTACAACAAACAAGGGCTAACTAACCAAACAGCGGCAAACCAGTTTGGATTATCTAACCAGAACTTCCAACAGCAAACAGGAAAGGGCGCGTACGCAGATACAACAAACCCTGGCGGTCTTCTTGGTGCAAACCTAGCCAACCAACTAAAACTGCAAACAGCGCAGAATACGTTTGCTACAGGTGAAAAAGCATTAGACCGGTCACAGCAAACTTCGATGCAGACAGGGCAGAATACGTTTGCCTCTGGTGAATCCGCATTAGGTCGAGCGCAGCAAACTTCAATGCAGACAGGGCAGAATACGTTTGCTTCTGGTGAAGCCGCATTAGGTCGAGCGCAACAGACTTCAATGCAGACAGGGCAGAATACGTTTGCTTCTGGTGAAGCCGCATTAGGTCGAGCGCAACAGACATCGTTGCAAGACGATCAGCAGACTTTTGCTACAGATGAAAAAGCGTTAGACAGAACACAGCAGACTACGACTCTGTCGCAACAGCATACCAATGCCGTAGCACAGGCAAAGAACCTAAGTGAGTATGAAACAGCGAACATAACGTTGCAGGGTTCGTTGCAGACTGCGCTAAGCAAACTTGGTCAAACTAACAGCCTTGAACTAACCAAGTTGAATGCAGACCTTGGCGTTGGAAAGCTAGACGCACAGGTTTACGCTAACACTAGGG